TACCCACTCCCGGGTGCCGGCGCGACCCATCCCCATCCCAGGCAGACAGGACACACAGGAGCATAACCGTGAAGCCCATTCTCGACCTCGTAGCAGTATTCGTCGGAACAGCAGCAGTGTTCTATGTCCTCGGCCGGTACTACTTCCCGTCCCTGTTCGCCCGCAGGGTAGAGGACGCCATAGCGGACGCCTACAAGAACGGCGCCAAGGACCAGGAGCGTTACGAACGCGATAGGCGCGAACAGGAGCAGCGCGAATACAACGCGCGGTGGAAGGGCATCGAGCAGGAGGCCACAGAGGCGAACGGATACTACGTCCAGCCCAGGCCGGACCTTGATCCGATTCCTGTTGACCCCCATGCGGTATATTTCACGCCGAGTGAAGTTACAGAGGGTCGCGTCCGTGACGGACTGGTATATGCGTCATACGAGCCGCCTATGTCCGTGGAGGACCCGGACGAGCCACCGTACACCAAGAAGGAACTGCGCGACCTGGACAATTCCGGTACAGCCGCCGAGCACACTGAATGGATTCACAGCCTGGATGAAGCTGCCGACAAGGCTGCAGAAGAAGCGGCAACGGAAATCGAGAACAGATTCCTCGGCGATACCGAGAACTGGAAGCCGACGGGATTCAGGGTTCCGAATTTCCCGTACGACGAGTATTCAAAGCCAGGGATCCTCGCCGACATCGAGGAGTACGTCAGGGACCGGAACGAATTCCTCGGCAAGGAGATCAGTCCGAAGTGGCGAGACGTCGAGATGACGGTCGAGCACTACAGCCCGCCGATCGCAATCGGATGGGCAAATGACCCGAACGCCATCCCGGTAGATGCGGACGGATTCCCGCACATTACATTCCGGCAGCCTGACGCAGCCGAGATGGCTGAGCTCGAGGAAAGGTTCCGGAAGGCATTCGACGAGGACACGGCCCGCGCTATCCGTGTGCTGGACGAGCGGGATCCGGTCATCACACCCGCCGACACCGGGCCGGTCACACCGTGGCTGAGGGAACACCGAGCGCGGCACGGAACTGAGCTAGACCTCGCGGTCGCCGACGAGGACACGTGGTTCGCTACGTTCCAGGCTCGTACCGACGCCATGGCGCAGGATATCCTGGACGCCGAGAACAACCATGCCCAGCAATAGAATCGCTTTGCGCATCAGCAGCGCCGAGAGCCTGTGCGACGTACGAGACAGATGTAGGCAGGCTCTTGAGCGCTGGGCGTGGCCCAACGGCGAGGACGTGTGGGACATCACCATGGCCATTAGCGAGCTGGTGGCGAATGCGATTATTCACGGGGCCATGCCTGTCCGTGCGGTCCTCGCGATCTACAGTAAGGAAAAGGGTCACGAGGTAGTATTCCGAGTAACGGATGCAAGGCCGGACATCGCTGATACAAAGCGTGTAGACTTCGGTCGGGGCATCTCTATCGTGAGGGCGCTCGTGGACCAGATAGGAGTGGACAGTGCTCCGAACGGTAAGACCGTGTGGTTCACCAAGATGGTCGCGTGACAATGCCGCGCCCATGCGCCTGTATCAAGCCCACCAGCCCACGGGCTGATGGAATAACCCGGCTGTGGCCGCCATGGTGTCCACGGCACGGAGGAATGGGAGTGTGGCGGATAGAATGGAGAGGGAACACGCTCCCGTCGCGTCTGAAGAAACGAAAGTACCCCGCAAAAGGAGAATCATGAAGAAGATGTTCGTGGCCATCGGAGTCGCGATTGCTGTCGCCCTTGCGGGTGGTGGCGTCTCGAGCGCTGGCGTGCACCAGAACGTCGGGGATGGTGTTCTCGTGTACACCGAGAACGGAGCACCGATGTGTGTCGGGCTCGGTAGCGGAGGTGCCAACCCCGGACAGCCGGTGATCCAGAAGTCGAACTCGGCCAACTGCGTGCGTTTGTACGAGACGGAAATGGGAGTCGACATCAACGGCTTCCCGAAGTACCTGTTCGCATTCAGCAACCCGGCGCATGGCAACTACATGGCGTCCACGAATGACTGCCGGAAGGTGACGATCAAGTCGTCGGTGTCCAGTAACGGGACGGTGTGGATCTTCGCGCCTATCGGCGGGCACATCTTCCTGGTGCCGCAGTACTGCAACGGGCACGATGAGTACGACGTCGTGATGGCGTCGGACGACGTGGCCGGCCACCAGTGGCAGGTCAGTTCGGACCTGTCCCTCTACCGCAAGATCGTCATCGAGTCCTAGGGATTCCGTGAGCGTCCAGCCCGACCGGTTCCCTACGGAATGCCCCGGTCGGGCTGGGCCCTGACGAAATCGCAAAGAGATTACGTTTTGTAAACAGGAAGACAGGCCTTACAATTGCCTGACTAATACCGAAAGGACAGGAGATCGAAATGAACAAGAATTATCTGGCAGCCCTGATCGGGATGGTCTCGGCAGTTGCTGCGGCCGCTTCCCTCACGGGTACAGCCTCGGCGGCTGTCCACCCGGACCAGACGGCAGCGTGTGACGCGCTGCCCACCGAGCGCTGTGTCGGTATCCTGGACGCTCCGCAGGCGCTGGCGCTGTCAGTTGACGTCAGGCACCCGCTTCCGGGTGCCCGGCTCATCTCAGCCATGCCGGCCCAGAGTCGTCGCCAGGACTTCATCATCAAGGCCCCATTCGGCGACAGCACCGTGACGATGATCCGGTGGGCGCCGCGCGGCCAGGCCAGCGGCCTCTGCGTGACCAGTGACGCCACGAGCGGCAGCTTGGCTGAGTTCACCTTCTGCAACGGTGGTACGCTGCAGCAGTTCTACGAGGTGCCCGGGAACTTCCACAGCTTCGTCCTGGTGAACAAGTCGACTGGGCTGTCCCTGCGTATCGACGCCATCACCGGTGAGGTGTTCAACCGTAACCCTGGCCAGGGCACCGGCCTGAACGAGCAGTTCAGCTTCCACACGGCGGCCTGACATGGCGGCCATCTGTACTTGCCGTGAGATTGACGGAGTGCGCCGGGTCAACAACCTGTGCCCCACTCACGGCGACAAGCTAGTTGCCGGACCATCCGGCGACAGCGAAGGAGGAAGCAAGTGAGCATTCTCAATAGGCTGGCCCTCTCCGTGGCCGTACTGGCTGCAGGGTGTCTGCCGGCCACGATCGCGGTTACCGGGGCCAGCGCGGCGCCGACGAACAGCGCTGCAATGGATACGAGTGGCCCGACGAACAACCCGTTCAACATCTGGGAGAAGTTCGGATCCTCGTTCGCGGTCGGCAACGACAACCTGATCCCGAACACGCCCGCCATCGCGGTGAACCACCCCGGGCGCACGCTGCACTGGTTCCCGACCAGCGGTACGTACATGGGCAACCAGACCGGCAACATCACGTTCAGCGGTGGCATTCTGCTGGCCTCGACCAATGACTGCAGCAACGCCACCCTGAAGTCCGACCCGAGCGCGCTGGGCACCGTCTGGACGTTCAAGGTGGAGGACGGTAACCTGGTCGTGATCAACCGGCGCTGCGACACTGCGGCTGGCAGCCCGAACACCTGGGGCCTGGCCCTTTCCGGCAGCGACGGACTGGGCGACAAGTGGAGGATCTCGAACATGTCCTTCCGGGCCGTCCTCACGCCGGCAGCCTAACCGCGCGGTAGGATCGCCTCCTACGCCCGATTCCCTAGCGAAAGGAAGCATCGTGCCCACTCTTGTTGAGAGCCGCGACGATTCGTTCACGCTTGACTCCACCGGTTCCAAGACCCTCACCTTCGACGCCGACTTCGACCAGTGCCAGATGACCGTGCAGTCGCCGCAGTCCGGTGCCGGAGCGGGGATCGTCGGAGGCACCTGCGAGGTCACCGGGGCGAGGACGGTCAAGGTCCGGCTGTTCCGCACCGAGTCGTCACCCGATTCGGGTTCGGTGCTGGCCGCGTCCAACGAGCAAGTGGTCTGTTCGTTCCTGACGACCAAGAACTGACCCGGCCCGGCTCTTGAGTGTCCAGCGCGGGCAATGAGGTGGCCCGCGCTGGGCGCTGAGGGGAAGGGATGGCGATGAAATCACACGACCCCGAATGTACCTACCCGGGCTGCGGCGGATCCGGCACCATATGGGACGGCGAGAAGGTCAAGAAGTGTCCGAGGTGTGGGTGATGGAATACAACACGAATGCTTTCTGGCTCAGGGTAGCCGGCGATGTCTCGAGGAATGCCGACTGCCGACGCAGGCGTGTAGGCGCGGTGATCGTCAATGTACTGGGTCGCCAGATTGCTACGGGTTCCAATGCGGTTCCCTCAGGGCCAGGCTGCATGGCCGGAGGCTGTCCTCGTGGGCTACTTACCACCGAGCAGGTGCCGCATGGCGCAGATTACAAGTCAGGGCCAGGCCTATGCCACGCTGTGCATGCCGAAGCGGCTGCGATACGTTATGCATTCCGGTCTGATAGGCTACTGGACGGATCCACGCTATACTGTACGGATAGGCCATGCGCTGACTGCAGCAGGATAATATCTACCGCAGGAATCGCAAGGGTGGTAACGCCCGGAGGAGCGTACAGTGTCGGCGAAGAAGAGACGCCAGACCGGAACGAGTAAGCCGCACATTAGCGGTACTGGTTCGGGAACGGCCAGGATTGCACAGGGTCACCCGTCCAGGATCAGGATTATCCCGCTGACTGAGGTCACAGGCGAATTCCCAGGGTGCGATAAGTGTACCTGGGTAGCTATCGGCTTCAAGAAGTGGCGTATCAAGTATATCAACAGGGCTTGCAGGGTCCACGGAAAGGTGGAGTGCATCTAACGATGCGCACTTACTACGACAATGATCTGCGCTCCACCGGAGCGAGCTTCAGCATTGTCGGTTCGCTCGTCATAGGGCTAGGCATTCTTGTCTGGGTGGCTATCCGTCTCGCCTTCGGTATTGTGTGGCTTCTCGTGAAAGCCATCGTATGGGCCATTTCGGCAATGTCCCGCTATACGAGAAAGCACGTCGCAGCCTTTTACCTGTGTAAATAGCCGCAGATCGGATTCTTAGGTTAGGATTCCCGCCTAGGAGGTGCGACAATGGCGGGGACAGCGAGCAGGGGCGGCAGCGGACGTAGCGCTGGCTCTGACCTGGTCACCCTTGAGCTCTACCGGGGCCGTGCCCGTCTGGCGCTGATCCGGGACCTCGCTCTAGGTGAGTGGACCTACCGCGAGCTTGCGAATCAGCTGAAGGTCCCGGTCGTAGAGGTCGCAACCTTCGCCGCGATGAATGCTGACGAGGTTACCGAGGTTCGTGGTGCCCTGGCCGGCGAAATCGCCATTGAGACGGCCGGATTGTGGATATCCAAGCGGGTTAACCGTGTGGCCGAGTACCAGGCGATGGTAGATGAGCTGCGCGACGACATTGACGCCGCTCGCAGGAGCAACCCTGGCGGCAAGGAGCACAACAACCTGGTTCGCTCGTGGAACATCACCATGCGGAATGCGGCTGATGAGTTCCTGCCATCTCGCGTCGACAAGGCCGGTGCTGGCGACAGCAATGTCGTGCACTATGTTCTTGAAGCCGACGAGGAGATCGTGCAGGCTCTTACTTGAGTACGGCGGCCAGAAGTAAGCATACATACCGCCCGCGTGGTGCCTGTCGCCAGCTATATCTGTGCAGAGACCCCGAAGTGCTCGTCGCTGGCCCAGCGGGCACCGGGAAGAGCCGCGCATGCCTGGAGAAGCTGCACGCGATGTGCCTCGCCAATCCGGGCATGCGTGGGCTCGTCTGCCGAAAGACCGGCGCCACCCTGTCCGGTACGGCGCTCGTGACCTTCCGGCGCTTCGTCATCCAGGAGGCATTGCTGGCTGGCGACGTCGAGTACTACGGCGGCAGCGCATCGGAGCCTGCGCAGTACCGGTACAAGAACGGCTCGGTCATCGTAATCGGCGGCCTGGACAAGATTAGCAAGATCATGTCGTCGGAATACGACCTGATTTACGTCCAGGAGGCTACTGAGCTTACCGAGAACGACTGGGAGGCGCTGACTACCCGGCTACGTAGCTGGCGCGTGTCCTTCCAGCAGATCATCGGTGACTGTAACCCTTCGTCGCCAACACACTGGCTCAGGATGCGGTGCGTCAATGGGCACACGACAATGCTTGAGAGCCGGCACGAGGACAACCCGATCCTGTTCGGGGCTAACGGTGATGTGACGACGCGTGGTGCTGATTACCTGAGTAAGCTGGACAGCCTCACCGGAGTGCGGCACGAAAGGCTCCGACTGGGTAACTGGGTCAGTGCCGAGGGCAGTATCTACGAGGATTTCGTTCCGGATACGCATATCATCAACGAAATCCCAGCCGGAGAGCGCGAGATAGACGCATTCGGTGTTCCGGTGAAGTGGCCGCGTTACTGGTCAGTCGACTTCGGATTCGTCCACCCATTCGTTCTCCAGTGCTGGGCCGTGGACGAGGATGGCCGTCTGTACCTGTACAGGGAAATCTTCCATACGCGCCGTACTGTCGACGTGCACGCCGCCGAGATCATGAACATTGTCGCGCCGCTTGATCCGGATGACGAGACCGGGAAGCAGCGAATCTGGAAAGAGCCGAAGCCTCGTGGCATAATCTGTGACCACGATGCCGAGGGAAGGGCCGTGCTGGAGCGGGAGACTGGTATGAGCACGTCTCCCGCCCACAAATCAGTTCTGGAAGGCATCGAGGCTTGCCAGGTGCGCATGAAGGACGCCGGGGATGGTAGGCCGCGCGTCTTCTTCCTGCGGACAGCCCTGGTTCGGAAGGACGCTGAGCTTGTCGACAGTGCCCGGCCCACAAGTACCATCGAGGAGATTCCTGGGTACGTCTGGGATGGCAAGGGCAAGGAAGCGCCCACCAAGGTTGACGACGACGGCTGTGACGCCATGAGGTACATGGTTGCCGAGCAGGACTTCGGCGTCCGGGCTGTATTTAGGAGCTTCACGGCATGAGCGATGCGAATGTACCGCCATGGGTGGTCCCTGACCCCAGGAAAGGCATCTGGAAGGCGCGAGCGCGCAAGGCAGCCGGTGTAACAGCTGCAGTCCTTGGGAATGTAGTGCGTTCCGCTCGCGTTCGCACCCGTGCTTCGGCTGAGCACATCCGAGACCATGTCTACACCATATTCGGATTCACCTGCATTGATGCGGCATTCTTCACGCACTCGCTATTCAGCGGCCTTCTCGCGACGGGGATCAGCTGGTTCCTGTTCGAGTGGAAGGTGAGCGACTCGGATGGCTAAGTCATTCCTTGGCAAGGTTGCCAATCTTGCTCGTCCTATTCCGTTCGAGGGCAATCGGACGAATGGCAGTAGGATGCTGCTCGGGTATGGGGGAACGGGAAAGCTGACTCAGCTTAACCAGATGGGCGCTACAGGAACGCTGTTCTCGATTGTGCAGCTTCTTTCCACCGGGACGTCGGCCCACCAGTGGGAAATGTTCCGCAAGACCAGCCAGCCGACGAATCGCTTCTCCAAGTACGAGATCGGATACGAGGACCGCCAGCAGGTTCTCGAGCACCAGGCTCTGAGGCTCTGGAAGAATCCGAATCCGTTCATGGACGGAGAGCAGTTCCGGGAAATCGGCTGGCAGTTCATGGAGCTGGTCGGTGAGTGGTACTGGGTTCTGAATAGGGGTCCGTCCGGCACCGGATTGCCCATTGAGATGTGGCCGGTTCGTCCGGACAGGATGGAGCCTGTTCCGGACAAGAACGAATTCCTGCTTGGCTGGGTTTACACCGGTCCGAATGGGGAGCAGGTTCCGCTTCGCCATAGCGAGGTCATCCAGCTGAAGTATCCGGACCCGAATGACTTCTACCGGGGCCTGTCGCCGGTTCAGGCGCTTCTGATGGACATCGACAGCGCCAAGTACACGGCACAGTGGAGCCGCAACTTCTTCCTGAATAGCGCGACGCCGGGCGGCATCGTGCAGTTCTCCAAGCGGCTTTCCGATGAGGAGTTCGAGGAGTTCACCGAGCGCTGGCGGGAGCAGCACCAGGGTGTGGCTAGGGGCCACAGGGTGGGCGTGCTGGAGCAAGGCGCAACCTGGTATCCGAACACGTACACGATCCGTGAGATGCAATTCGTAGAGCTTCGTACGATGGCTCGTGAGATCATGCGCGAGGCATACCGAATTCACCAGGCGATGCTTGGCCTGTCGAATGATGTGAACCGGGCCAATGCGGAAACGGCCCAGGAGATCCACATCACATGGCACGAGGTTCCGCGCCTGAAGAGGATGCGCGGCGCACTCAATGGCCGATACCTGGAGATGTTCGGGGCCACCGGCAAGAATGTTGAGTTCGATTACTGTAACCCGATCTCGCAAAGCCGCGAGAGCTCGAACATGGAGCTCATGACAAAGTCGAATGCGGCGCTGACGCTGACCAAGGCCGGGTACAACGCTTCTGAGGTCACCAAGACAGTCGGGCTGCCGGACATGACGTTCCATCCGCCCGAGAAGCTGAAGCCAGCCGGTAATCCTCCACCTGCTACCCGGCCATCGACCGGTCCGGATGCCGTTCCCGGATACGAGCCAGACCAGCCAGCGCTTCCCGCTGGGCCAAAGAACGCCTGGGAGGAAATTGACGAGACTGGGATTCTTGAGATGGCAGGAATGATCAGGGATGCGTTCGCCATCCGCAATGGCAACGGACACGGAAAGGATAATGTATGAGCAGGAACACTCCCTGGCGCACAGCCAGAGGCATGTTCGCGCTCGTGCAGCCTGGGCGGAATGACTGGTACCGGATTCGGAACCAGATTGACGGACCCACCCAGCTGCACATCTACGACGAGATCGGCTACTTCGGCGTTACCGCCAACGACCTCGTCCGGGATCTCGCGGACGTCAATGGGCCTCTCGAGGTCCATCTCAACTCGCCGGGCGGCGAGGTCTTCGACGGCATCGCCATCTATAACGCGCTGATGGCCCGCAAGGACGTCACGATCATGATCGATGGCCTCGCGGCTTCCATCGCGTCGGTCATTGCCATGGCTGGGAATCCCGTCCTGATTGCGCGGCAGGGCCAGATGATGGTGCACGACGGATTCGGGATGGCCATCGGCAACGCGCAGGACATGCGCGACTTCGCTGAGCAGCTGGACCGGACCAGTAACAACATCGCCCAGATCTACGCCGAGCACACCGGGAAGCCGGAAGGTTACTGGCGGGACGTCATGAAGGCGGAAGCCTGGTATGGCGCCCAGGAGGCCATCGACAATGGTCTGGCCGACCGGATGATGGATTCCGGTGCGGGCCGGACGGTCAAGCCTCCGAGCGACAACTGGAACATGCAGATCTTCGGCAAGACCGGGACCGTCCTGTACGTGCCGAAGAACCAGACGGCCCACGAGCCGATGACCGGCACGCATACCCATGACCACGCCGGATTCGGCCAGCACGACTCGACCGACGGTGTTCACGGTCACATGCACCGGCACAATGCCGACAACCTGCACCAGCACCACATGGCATGGGACCCGGACAACGATGGCGATGACGACAGCTCGCCAGAAGGCGACCAGGACAACAGCCACTGGGACATCACCGGCAGGCAGATCCGGTCTGTGCCCGGAAGGCCGCTGGACGTCAAGGGGAACCTGGTGGATGTCTCGGCTGCTGCCGTTGACAATTCGCCGTGGGATGCTGATCGCGCAATGCACAATGCCGCGAACAGTGACAACCCTGCGGCGTTCTACAACGGCATCTGTGCCGGCAAGAAGTCGGGCGATGCCTCCAAGCAGGAAGCGCATGCGCTTCCGCACCACTACCACCCTGGCGACGCGCCGAATGCTGCTGGGGTTCGCAACGCGCTCGCTAGATTCGACTCGACGAATGGTCTTACCAACGAGTCCGCCGCCAAGGCGCATCTCGAGGCGCACATGAAGGTCGTGAATCCCGATTACGACCCGAACGCACAGGCAAAGGCCATTTGGTCCGAGCCAAACGACGAGGACGTCTCGCAGTTCCTCGCAGCACTGAATGGAGGCTGAGAATGGCAACGAAGGTCACAATTCCGACCGATGCCGAGGGGCTGCAGGCTTTCCTCACGGATCCCGCCAAGGTGAAGGCGATGATGGGAGAGCCGGGCGCCTTCAAGGAGTTCATCACCGCCTATGCCAAGGGCGTGGTGAACAACGACCCCGGCATGAAGGACCAGATCAAGGAGCAGGTCCAGCTCGGCATCGCTGACTTCCTCAAGGACAACGGCTACAACGGTGCCGGGCGTCCGAGGGTGGACCTGACGCCGACCGGTGCGCCGCGTATGCGCGGCTTCACCAACGCGGACCCCAACGCCTTCCCGGGTGGCTCGTACCAGGCGCAGAAGCAGTGCCTGTACAACAAGACGGCCGTCGGAGCGCCGCTGGACGGGTCGATGGACTCCGCTGCCAACCTGTTCCGTGCGATCGCCTCGTCCCAGCGCGGCCAGCGCTTCCGGGACACGCCGGAACTGCTGCAGCAGCTGGAGAAGATCCAGGACATCCAGAACAGCTTCAGCACCAACGTTCCGTCCGACGGTGGGTTCCTCCTGCCCGAGGAGTTCCGGTCCGACCTTCTGATGGTCGCGCTGGAGCACGCCATCATGCGGCCGCGCGCCACGATCATCCCGATGTCCTCGCAGACGCTGGCTATCCCGGCCGTCGACGACACGACGCATGCCGGCGGCACGGTGTTCGGCGGCGTGCAGGTCTTCTGGGTGGACGAGTCGACGCAGCCGACCGAGTCCAGCGGCAAGTTCTCGCAGGTGAAGCTGGACGCCAAGAAGCTGATGGCGTACATGACGGCGCCGCAGGAGCTGGTCGCGGATGCTCCGGCGTTCAACGCCTACATGAACCAGGTGCTCCCGCAGGCGCTCGCCTTCGAGGAGGACTACCGGTTCATCCAGGGCACCGGCGCCGGCCAGCCGCTCGGCTTCCTGAATGGCAACGGCATGGTCACGGCCAGCGCGGTCACCGGCCAGGGTGCGGGCTCGATCATCGTGGACAACCTGGCGGCCATGTTCACCCGGCTGCTCCCGTCCTCGCTGATGAACGCCATCTGGATCGCGGACATCGGCACCTTCGCTCAGCTGGCCCTGCTGGCTGTGCAGGGACCGCTCGGCGGCTCGACCCCGGTCTGGATGAACAACGGTGTCATCGGTGCCCCGCCGATGGCGATCTACGGCCGTCCGCTGTACTTCACGGAGAAGTGCCCGGCCCTGGGCACGGCGGGTGACATCACGCTGATCGACCCGTCGTTCTACCTCGTGGGTGACCGCCAGGCAGTCACGGCGAGCTCCAGCGAGCACTTCGCGTTCGGCACCGACAAGATCGCCTACAAGATCATCGAGCGTGTCGACGGCCGTCCGTGGCTGCAGCAGCCGATCACCCCGCGTAACGGCGGCAACACCCTTTCCGCCTACGTCAACCTGTCGAGCACCCGGACCTGATCCGGCCCATAACTGAATAACAACTGAATAACCAAACTCTGGTGTCGTTAAAATGAGGCAGCACTGACGACCTGCCCACAGAGAACAGGAAAGGCTAGAAATGACCGCAAGAAGGCAGCTCGGCGACAGGTACAATCTCGCCACGAGTGCCACCACAAGCGCCGTCCGCGTCAACATGAAGAACGCGGTCGGTGTCACCTTCGTGCTCATCGGCGCCACGTCTGGCGCTGCGACCATCACCGAGGCCAACGCGGCCACCGGCGGTACGTCGCAGAACCTGGCTGCCGGCGTCACCGAGTACTTCACCCAGAACAATGGTCTCTGGACCCGTGTGACACAGGCTGCGGCCGCTACGGTGACGGCGGCCACGGGCGGCCTGCTCGCGGTGTACGTGCCGGCCGTTGCTCTGTCCTCGGGATTCACCTACCTGGCCATCTCGCACGCGAGCGGCTCGTTCGTCTACATCCTGGGCGACCTGCAGCTCAAGCGCGACCCGGCCAACCTGGCGGCGGTGACTGCGTAATGCCGACGCCAGCCACCAACAGCCAGCTGCGCAACGCTGAGCTTGGGTTCCGGGCATCTTCCGGCACGCCCAAGACCATGCCGCTGAACGCGACCACCACCATCTTCACGGTGTCCGGTGGCCGCATCATGATCGGGCTCCTGTACGGGGTCGTCACCACGATCATCGGCGGCACGACCCCGGCCATCAAGCTGGTCGCCACCCCCACGGTGGGGACGGCCAACGACATGTGCACGGCACTGACGATCACGGCCGACGAGGTGGGCATGATGTTCGTGTGCCCCATCGCCGTCGGCTCCGCCCTGATCGGTGCGGCCGCAGCCGGCAAGTCCGGTTCCGCGTCCGGGCCGGGCCTGGGCGGGCAGGTCGTGGCGCCTGGCACGATCGGCATCAACAACTCGGCAGCCGACGCAACTGGTGCTGCCCAGTGGACGCTGTTCTACATCCCGCTGGACCCGGCGTCCAACGTCGTGGCCAGCTAGCCGGAAGGAGAGATACATGGCACTGCACGTATGCACCAACTGTGGCACCGCCTACGCTCCGGCACCGGAGTGTCCGCAGTGTGGCGCCGATCACTGGGTCGATGAGCAGCAGGCTCAGGACGATGGTCTGTTCGAGAACCTGAACGACGGCGACCACGAGTCCGTCTCGCCTGACGACCCGCTGGGTCTGAAGGATGAGGAGGACGAGGAGCCTGAGCTGATCAGCGTCGCCGACCAGAAGGCGGCCGGCATCCCGGCCGACGAGACGGTGACCATCGCTGACCAGAAGGCTGGCGTGGATCCGCCGGTACTGCCTGACCCGGAAGGCGGGCAGGGCGCTCCTCCGGAGTCTCCTTCGCCTGGTGACCAGGCTGCTGCTGCATCGTCGGAGGGCGCCGGGTCGGCCGAGGGTGGGGCGGACGAGAAGGGATCCGTTAGCACGGATCCTAGCCACATGGCGATGGCGGGCCAGGGTGCGGGCGAGACCCCGGACGACCAGCCTGCCCCGTCCGACTCGGTCACCGGCACGGCCTTCACGGGCGAAGCTGGCCCGGCTGTCCATGACCCGTCCGTCGGGTCTCCGAAGGATGGCCCGACCAGGGCGTCCAGGACGAGCGGCGGCAAGGGCAAGGGGAACCGAGCCTAGTCATGGGATTCGAGCAGCTGCTGAGCATCCTCAAGAGTAATGAGGAGGAACAGCAGTTCTGGGCGGCCCAGCCTCCGACGGCGTGTCCGAACGACGGCACTCCGCTGAAGCCTGGGCCGCCCAGTGAGCCCGGAATTCTGTTCTGCATGCACGACGGATGGCAGTACCCAAGGGATTGGACGGGAGGGTAAAGTGCCGCTAGACGAGTACATCAGGAACGTAGGCGTATCCCGTCCTGCCCTGGCAATCAACCATCAGCCCGGAGCAGCGTCGCAAGGGAATCCGGCGTTCGCCATTGAGAATGACGATTCGGCCGCCCCAGCTCTTAGGATCAGGTCTGCCGGTACGCTCATAGACTTGCAGGATTCCAATGGCGTTTCGAAGTACAAGGTTGACTCGGCTGGTGTTGTATCGTCTCCTGGTGGCCAGAGTCCTATCACTTCTGGGTTCACCTCGTTCGCTACTGGAGGTCTCCCAGCCGCTCTGAACTCTACTTCTGGGGCTAACACGCTAGGCGTTGCCGGCGCGACGTTCTATGCTGCCCTGGTGATTCCTTTCAATGTGCTTCTGACCGGGGTCACATTTACGGCCGGCAGTGTTGGCGGGACCGATCTGTGGATCGGTGCGCTATTCGGCGCTGCAGGAAATCTGATTGCCAACTCATCTCTCTCGGGGATAGCAGCTCCGTCCTCGAACACCAAGAAGCAGTTCCCATTCACAGCTCAGGTTCCGGTGGTCGGGCCTACTGTGTACTACATCGGCCTTCAGACCAACGGTACAACGGCCAGGTTCCTCGGGTTCCCGAATTTGGTCGAGGGTTTCGTCACTGGCCAGGTGAATGGCTCCTTCGGGACCCTTCCAAGCCCGCTTGTTCCAGGCACTACATTCTCGCAGAACGTTGGCCCGATGGCCAGCACATACTAACTGAATATCCCCATCCCACCCTCCGGGGTTCTCGGCAAGAATGCAAGGCACAGGACGGGACAATGAGCGCAGGAAAAGGTGCCGGTCACGGCAACAAGCATGGTGGCAGCTGGAAGCACGCTGGCAACCGGAAAAAGCACAATCCCAGGGGCAAGAAGCAGAGCGGTATTGCCGGGATGCAGATGTTCCCGGGCGGCCCCCACGGTGTACAGCATCACCCGCACCACCGAACCTTCCGGCTTCCGCGCCCGAATCCGCGCGGCGCTCCTCTGGTCATTGGCGACGTCCATTGCTGTACCGCTGAAGCCCTAGCGTCCTCCCTGCGGATGGCCGGGTGGCCCGTAGGCGACGAAGACGTTCTTGCCTTGTACTTCCTCACGACTGACGATCCCGAAGCGGGAGCGACCATCCCTGCCATGCTTGAGGCTGCCTCACGGTTCAGCCTCGCGGGCGTCCACCCAATTAGCTGGGAACCGATCGCCGACGAGGCATTCCAGCCCGGGGACATTCAGGGATGGCAGCTTCTTGATGGTGACCGTCATACCGTCACAATGACGCGTACCGGTGTGTTCTCCTGGAGCGAGCACTGGCTTCCCGGTGATCTACCGGCCGTTGCCGAAGAGACATGGAATGTGAGGTGGCCACGGTAATGATTGAACTTTGCGTACGAATAGATGCGCGTTCCGTAGACGCGCATAAATTCGGAGAACTTGTTTCCGATGGTATGAATGACAAGAAAGAATTCGTCATTCGAACCAGCGTGGCCAAGGCCGTACTTGTAAACGGCAAGATCGTTTGGGAGAGGTCCTGGTAATGCCCTGGCATATTGAGAAGTCAGCATCTAAGTGCTCGCCGAGTAAGCCATGGGCTGTCGTCAAGGATTCCGACGGTTCGGTTGCAGGCTGTCACGAGACCGAGACTGGCGCTAAGGAGCAGCTGAAGGCTCTGTACGCCAACGACTCTACGGATATCGGCGTATTCACCTGCGAAGCGATTGAGGAAGCCGTGAGAGATATGTGGTCGCGATATGGCTGTTAGCAGGCCGTGCTATAGCACGCGCGAGATGGTGATGTCGGCGCTCGACATCAAGCTCACCGCTCGGTCAGCCAATGCGGTCGATCGCGCAATCGAGACGGCTGCCGACAACATTGACGGGCAGCTGGGCCGGGCGTTCTTCCCCGAGGACCGGACGGCCAGGTTTGACTGGCCAGAGCCTCGTGGCGGAATGCCATGGAGGGTGTGGCTGAGAAGGAATGAACTGGCTGACGTTACGACAAAGGTTCCGGTCGTGACTAGTGGAGGAATCGTCATTCCTGCGAATACCATTCTTTGGTATCCGCCGAACCAGGGTCCGCCGTATACCCGTATGGAACTGGACAGGTCATCGTCGTCGGCATTCGGTCAGGGCCCAACCCCGCAGATGGATATCGCCATCAATGGCACATTCGGATTCTGGACCAGGACGAATCCGGCTGGGGCTCTCGCTGTGGCCATGACCGACACGACAACCGGGCTGGCCACGGTTACCAATAGCACGGCGGTAGGTGTTGGTGACATTCTGATCGTCGGCTCCGAGCGATTGCTCGTGACTGATAAGGCAATGGTGTCTACCGCACAAACCCAGCAAGGTGCTGGGGCTGGAACGTCCAATGCGGCCGATGTTGCGCTGACCGTCACTGACGGCACAAAGTATTTTGCCGGAGAGGTCCTGCTCCTCAATTCCGAGCGAATGCTGATTACGGATATAGCCGGCAATGTCCTCACTGTGAAGCGTGGCTGGGATGGGACCGTACTGGCCACTCACAGTGGTGCGACGATCTTCACTCCCCGTAACCTGACCGTGACGCGCGGAGCCCTAGGGACCACGGCAGCCACGCACCTGATCAACAGTGCCTGTCTGATCTCCCAGGTCCCAACGATCATCCGCGACCTCTCCATCGGAGAGGCGAGCGTGCAGGGCGAAATGGAGATCGGTGGGTATGCCGGCTCCCAGGGTCAGGGTGGCGGCACAACAACCGATATCGGAGAAGGCCTCGCCGACAAATGGGAAGAGGCCAAGACAAGGTACGGGCGCCAGATGCGCTCGGCCGTGGTATAGAAGGAGATGGGCCGAAATGACAGACGTTCAGGTTGCCGGATGGCTGCCGAAGTGCAACCCGTGTGTTGCGGAGTACCTCGACGCCAAGCGCAGGGCTGCTCTTAGCCCTGACCCCAGCAGCATCAAGATTCCCGAGATCAACATCGCCGACACGCTCGCGCCGCAGTGGCAGTCTCAGTCGCAGTTCGGGCAGATGATGTTCGCCTGCATCGCCATTCCGGTCTGCCAGGAAAAGCATCTGGCGCCGCTTGACCCGAAGGCGATCCAGCCGGCATCGGCGCTGGAGCTTAACGGCGGGAGAGGCTGACGTAAGGTGGCCGGACTTAACGTGAGGATCACGGTCCACGGTCAGGGCCCTCTCATTGACGGGAGGGCACCGGAGATCGTGAGAACATGGCTGAATGAAATACGACATGACGTCGCCCAGAAAGGCGTCGAGCATCTCAGGTCATTCGTCATGGACAAGTCCGGCCCACCGTCAGGATTTTACGAGAGCCATCTCAGGACAGTAGATCTTTCCGCTGACCAGATCCTGATTGACGATACGGCTGTTTACGGGCCGTGGCTAGAAGGCGTGTCGGCTCGGAACGCGGCCACCCGGTTCAAGGGGTACAGGCTCTGGAGGAAGACCTCCCAGTATCTTGACGGGACCATCATTCCGGAGATCCTGCAGACCAGGACGCCAGAGCTAATCAGAAGGCTAGGAGGCTGATGTGAGTTTCGACCAGGCAGCCGTTCTGGCTCTGTTCAGCAATCTCCAGACCCATGCGATGGAGCTCGGTCTATTCGAGACGGTGAATACCCACGAGGCGAAGAATGCTCCGGGTGCCGGTGTCTGGTGCACGATCTGGGTTCAGCGTATTCGCCCGACGCGTTCCTCGGGACTGGCTATCACATCCGGGTATGTCGAGTTTACGTGCAGGATCGGTGCTAGCTTCATGGCGCAGCCTGAGGACTCAATTGACCCGGCTGTCCTTACCGCAGCCTCCACGCTAATCGGTGCATATAGCGGGAACATCACCCTGGGCGGAACAGTCCGGATGATTGATCTGCTCGGGATCGACGGTACGCCGCTTTCCGCGCTAGCTGGGTACGTGCAAATAGACAGGAAGGTTTATCGGGTTATGGACATAACTCTTCCGGTCATCGTCAACGACATGTGGGCGCAGGTACAGTAATGGCCAAGCAAGGCGGATTGCCCGACAACTTCTACGTCAGCGGATCAGACCTTTCCGGGGACATCAATTCCTTTGGGAAGATCAACGGTGGCAATCCCAACCAGCAGGACATGACGGACATCACCCAGTCCGGGCATGCTCGTGCCGGCCTTGAGCGTGATGGCGGTATGGACTTTGCGGTATTCTTTGACTCGGCCACGGCCCATCCTGTCCTCTCTGCTTTGCCGACCACGAGCGCCATCTCTACGTACTTCCGGGGCCTGGCCCTTGGCAATCCGGCAGCGGGCTGCAATTCCAAGCAGATCAACTACGACTGGAACCGAGGCAATGACGGTTCGCTCCTCGGGGCCGTCTCGGTTCAGGGTGACCAGTTCGGCCTTGAGTGGGGTGTGCAGCTTACCCCTGGTCGCCGGGTAGACGGATCGGCAACGGCAGCTGGACCGGCCAATAGCGTTGACACCCTGGCGTCGGCGGCCTTCGGCGCCCAGATGTACGTGCATCTATTCGCATTCGCCGGAACATCGGTCACGATCAAGCTGCAGGATAGTGCCGACAACATCACGTTTGCGGACATCTCGGGCACATCCCTTACGACGGCCGCATTGACCACGCCGCAGGCTGTCCGGGTGACCGTACCTAACACGACTACGATCCGCCGATACATCGCTGTGGCTACTGTCGGCACATTCACCAATGCCGACTTCGCTGTGATGGTGCACAAGAACGAAATTGCAGGGATCGTGTTCTGATGCGACGATTCTTCGCTCGTCTCGCCGTGGTGCCTTTCGAGGCAGCGATTGCTGCATTGCTCATTATCTCTGGGGTATCCTCTCTGATGAAGTTTGGCGTCGTTGACCCGTTCACCGCATTGCTGCCGGCCTGGCAGCAACATCTGCTATCGGGAGTGTCCGTGGCGACAGGATTCCTCATGTGGTTCGGGTCTGGATTGCCTCACAAAGGGTCAGAGTATGCAGGGCTAATGCTTCTCATCGCCGTTATCCTGTCCAGGTTCCTTCTGTTCGGACAGTATCTTGGATACGGTTCCGGATTCATCGTGACCGGGGTATTCGATGCCGCCATCGTATGCGCGGCAGTTTCTCGTCTGGTTACCCTTGTAAAGGATAGGAAGATCGTCATTGTAGATGATGTCCTGTGACACTTGCCGCCGCTACTTCCGCTGGGCCGGATTACCTTCGGTATGTGGTTCCGATAATTCTCGCCCTACTAGGGTCTGGAGCCGTTGTTGCATTCTTCCGTGCTCGTCCCGAAGGCAGCAAGATTATCGTTGATGCTGCCCAGGGTGCCGTCATTGTCCAGGGAAATGTGATGGCAGATCTCAGGAAGCAGCTTGATGACTCGGCACAGGAGATAAGGGAGCTACGTAGTATCGCAAGGGAAGTCGACGACCTACGAGGGCATGTTCGCAGGCTGGAGCATGACAATGAAGTTCTGGCCGCTAGGAACGATAAGCTTGAGAGCCGAATAAAGCAGCTCGAAAATTACAGGGAGGGAATGCTGTGAGCGGGACGATCACGACCAGGGACGGGCAGCGCATCATTCCGGTTGGCCCGGCTGGAGCCTACAAGACATTCGGCTTCTCTCAGCTGTCGGATCGCATGGACGTCATCTCGTGTTACCTGGCTCAGTGTGAGCACTGGGAGAAAGGCTGGGAGACGACGGTTGACGAGCGTACCGATCTCGGCGTGATGCAGGCCACGTACATTCGCCAGAAGTCCGGACGCACCTACAAGGAGATGAAGTCAGGCTCGCTGACGGTATTCCGATTCTCGCGGCAGCAGCGCTGTTTCGGGGAACACAGGACGCGGCCACAGAACTTCTTCGAGCGTGGCGGTGACTGGCGAAAGCAGACCGGCGGGCTAATCCGGCACACGCGCGAATCATGGGTCGGAACATTCGAAGAGCACCAGGGCCGACAGGCCGAGGAAAGGCAGAGAGGGTAGTACGAAACGCCATCCGCAATGGCAACGGGCACCGAAGGGATGAAGTGAATCGATATGGCTAAGGTCACTGGTCTCGCACAGACCACGCTGAGCGTTGGGGATGCCTCCAATGCGCTACAGGCAATCATCAACGATATCACCAGCTGGCAGATGGCTACGCCACGCGGCGTACAGGACGTCACCGGTCTGGACAAGAGCGCGATCGAGCGTCTGCTGCTCCTGGCGGATTACTCGCTCACGCTTAACATGGTGTTCAACCCGGCGTCCAATGCGCAGCACGACGTCTTCAAGACGGTGCCTTCGACTTCGGTCAATCGGGCCGTCGCACTCACCACCAACGGCAAGAGCCTGAACATGGGCACCGCAGGCGCCGGAACCGGCGCCGTTCTGTTCACCGATTACCAGCTGGCTCGTTCCCAGGCCGGTGAGCTGACTGCCGTCGCTCCCGGTGTCCTGGGCAATGGGTCCGTTCCTACCTGGAGCTGAGCGATGGGATTCAAGAGGGGTCGTAAGATATACCACCTGGTGTGGCCGGCCGATAATGAGCAGTATGGCGGTCTCGAGGTCGACATGCGAGGCCTGTCCATCGACCAGCTTGTGCGCGTGATGGAGATCACGAGCGACAAGGACAAGGAAGGTCTTGCCGAACGGTTCGACGAGATGTTCACGCTATTCGGCAGTAAGCTGGTCGGATGGAACATCACGGACGATGATGACGTTCCCGTCCCGGCTACTTCCGAGGCCGTCAAGGAAATGGCCGGCGATGACCCGTACTGGCTCTTCGGAATCGTTCTTGCCTGGGCTACGGCGATCGGGTCTGTCGATACCCCTTTGCCCGAAGGCTCGAGCTCTGGCGAGAATTCGCAGGAGCTATCGACACTCGGACTGGAGAGCCAGTCGAAGAGCCTTGGGAGCTAGTAGAAGCAAATCTGGTTCTTGGCCTCTGCGACAGGTTCCATAAGCTGCCCTCAGAGGTCAGGCCGGAGTCGGCTGATATTCTTCGGCTGATAAAGATACAGACGCTGGGTACGAAGGAGGAGGTGGTCCCCGATGGATAACAGAGTCGAGATCATTGTCGGGACCGAGGACAACTCCAGCTTCGACCTAGAGGCGCTGAAGAAGAAGCTTTCCAATCTAGGCAATACCGTCGAGACAGCGCGGGTCAGGGTCGCCGGCAACAGGGAAGCCGAGATCCAGGTTGCCAAGATGCAGGCTCAGCTGGCTGCCCTGGGGAAGAAGGTTTCCAACCCGAAGATCGACATCGAGGGAGCAGCTGCAGCCCATGCGAAGATTCTAGGGCTAGAGCTGTCTCTTGATCATCTGAACAGCAAGCTGAATCGGACCACAGGCTTCCGGGGAATGCTCAATGGTCTGGCCGTAGGATTCGCGAACGCTATCGGACCGGCTAGCGGTCTGGCAGGAACTATCGGGCTGATCCTGATTCCGATTCTTGCATTGCTAGGGATTCTCGCTGGCCCGATGCTGGCATCCTTCGCGCCTATCATCGCTGGCTTTGTCGCCTTCGGTGCTGGGGCTGTCGGCGAGATCACCAAGGTCATAGACGCCCATAAGAAGCTGCAAGCTGCACAGCTGGCTATGTCCAAGGCCACAACGTCGGGTGCAGCGTACAAAGCATTCCAGGATCAGGAACGTGTCGTCCGAAGCCTGAGCGGATCAGAGAACAATCTGCTCGGGATGATGGGGAAGCTTGGCGATCAGTTCCACAAGCTCGAGAGAGCCGTAGCTCCTCAGGTCATTCATGCATTCGCTTCCGCCCTGAGGATCCTCGGCGACCTCATGCCGACACTGATTCCTCTGGCCAAGGCAGCTGGCCGAGCGATCGGGCGTTTCCTTGATGACATTGACAATTGGCTGAAGTCAGGTAGTGGCCAGAAGTTCCTCAAGTGGATGCGGAGTGACGGGCCGCACGCTATCGAGACGTTCGGACACGTCATGTTCGACATTGTCCAGGGGATAGGCCAGACATTCAGTTTCCTGCGCAATGCCGGCAATTCGTGGCTGAGGAACTTCAGGCAGGCATGGCACGACGGTGCTCGCCTTGTTGACTGGTTCCGAGAGACGTTCATCAACATCGGTCACGGTATCGAGGCTGTATGGAACTCCCTTCACGACAAGGCCGATAGTGTTAACGCCGGTATCCGTCATGCATTCGCAACTGTCGTTAGCTTCATCGTCAGTATCCCGGGCCGGGTAGCCGGTGCGCTGTCGAGTGTATTCCAGCCTCTGATCTCGGCCGGCGAATCAGCCGTCAACTTCATCGCCGGTATCGTTTCCAAGATTCAGGGATTCATCGGCAGTATCAATGGTGCGCTTGGCGGGATACCCGGGAAGCTTCTCCACATCGTCGGTCTCGAGCACGGCGGCATTGTAGGGGCACAGGGTGGTGGGCCTCGGTCCCGTATGACGATGGTGGGCGAGCATGGTCGCGAGATGCTCAGGCTTCCGCCGGGCACTCAGGTAATGTCCAATCCGGATACTGAGCGGATGATGAGTGGGGCCAGTGGTGGCGCCCAGGTAATCACGATCGAGTGGGTTGGTGGCGCCGGGGCCGACAGGGAATTCCTGACCTGGCTCAAGAGGAACATTCGATTCAACGGCGGCAACCCTGCCGTCCTAGGCGCGTAAGGGAAACGATATGTCGTATGAGAACCCGATCCCCACTGACTGCATATACTCGAACTTCAACCAGAGCACGGCTCTGAGCTCGTTCACTACCGAGGATAATCTGCAGAAGACATATCCTCCGGTGATCCTTCGGCCCGGCCTGTTCGCGAATCTTCAGGCCACGGGGAAGTCCCTCCACATCCGTGCGAGTATGCGTCTGGGCACTACCGGTGCGCCTACCTTCCAGTGGTCCCTACGTCTCCTTACGAGCACAACCTGGTCCGCTGGGGGTATTCTCCTGGGGACGAGCGCCGCGCTCACAGCGGGGACAACTCAGACACTCGCACCGTGCTTCCTCGATGTGAGCATAGGGCTCAAGACGCTCGCCATTGCTGCAGCCTCGACTCTTCGCACGATGGGCGAGGTTCGCGGGCCACTAGCGCTCGCTAGCCCGTTTGCCGGAACCATCCCGGCCAACAACACCAGCCCGGATGTTTCAACGTTCGACAACAGCCAGCAGTACTACCTGTTCGTGTCTGCAGCGTGCGGCACTAACAACGCTCTGAACCTGGTCCAGATGGAGCAGCTCAAGGTTTACGGAGATAACTGACAGATGCCAGTTCCGGCCAATCGTCTCAGAAGAAAGAGACTAAGGGGATCGGTATCCTCGGCTGCCGTTCCTCCGGCTGCCCTGCCGTTCTTCCCTCAGGGCATACTGGACCAGAGGGTAGAGCTATTGCTCAATGGCGTCTGGACGGACATATCGAAGCTCGTGTATTACCGCGATAACATCGCGATAGTCAGGGGCATTCCTGACGAGTCAACCCAGACGCCGCCTGGTACGGCAGCGATGACGATCAACAATCGTTGTGGCAAATTCTCCCCCAGGAATCCATCGGGTGCGTACTACGGGCAGATCGGCCGGAATACGCCATTGCGTGTTTCCGTTGGGGACGGGCTAGGAGGAAGATCGTATCGGTTCTGTGGAGAAGTTCCGGCCTGGCCTCAGCGCTGGACGGAGAACGAAGCTGATGTGTATGTGCCGATCCAGGTCTCGGGGATCCTGCGTCGCCTAGGACAGCGTAAGCCTCTGAATTCCGCGATGTTCCGGGCGGTCACCCGATTGTCCGGTTCGGCATCCCCTGTGGCGTACTGGCCCATGGAGGACCTGACGAAGGCTTCGGTGTTCGCGTCAGGCCTGTCCGCCGGGTCTCCGATGGCGATCACGTCCGGGCATCCGACATTCGCTAGCGATTCCAGTATCCTTAGCTCGGGCGCTCTTCCTGTAATCAACAGTGCGGTATGGACGGGTGTCGTTCCACGGTATTCCGTCGGCACAATGCACCAGATGATATTCCTTATCAGTATTCCTTCTGGCGGTGACATAAACGATACCCTTCCTGTTTCGTTCCAGAGCAGTGGCACGATAGGACAGGCGAACATTCACTACTTCACAGCGAGTGGTGGTTCGCTGATCGCTGAGTTCTGGGATCAGGCTGGCGCGCTTATCACTGAGATCCCTCTGCCTTTCCCCGGTGTCACAGGAGCCAATGGCAAGCAGTTTGCGGTAAGGATATCTGTCGGTCCTGTGTCTGGCGGTAATCTGAATGTCGGTGTAGATGTGATGCAGTCCGGAGGAATTATCACGAGTGGATCGGATGTGGCGCTTGGGACTAATCTTGGTCGCATCCAGTCAGTCACGGTAAACCAGCAGCAGGGGTTCGGAGCAGGCTCCGCTAAGAACATTGCGGTCGGGCATGTGTTCCTGCAGAAGGTCAATTCTCCAATATCGGCCTGGATCAACCCCTTGTTCGGATACGTCGGGGAAACGGCCGGCAACAGAATCAACAGGATATGCAACGAGGAAGGGATAGCGTTCACGAGCAGGGGTGATCTCAACGACACAGTGTCGATGGGCCCGCAGACAGCGCTAAAGATAACAGACCTGCTGCAGGAATGTGTTGATGCTGATCGTGGTCTGCTATACGAGCCAAGGGACTTCCTTGGCCTTGGTTACCGGACGCGCGTCTCAATGCAGTCGCAGCAGCCCGCTATTACGCTGGCTTACAACCAGGCTCAGCTTTCCCCTCCGCTTGAGCCCGTCGATGATGACCAGCAGACAAAGAACGATATCACCGTGACCCGGGCATATGGCGGATCATCATCCCGCCAGGTACTCACGAACGGAGCTCTTTCTGTTAACGCTCCTCCGAATGGCGTAGGGCTTTACGACACGTCGATAACGCTTAATGTACAGACAGATGCAAAGGCTGCCGATCTGGCCGGCTGGCTACTTCACATGTTCACTACCGATGAGCCTCGATACCCCCAGATCAACCTGAACATGGCGCGTCCCGAGATAGCGGCATTGTTTGCGACGATCCTTGGTCTGGGCGATGGAGACCGTGTTACGGTTACCGGTCTCCCGACATGGCTTCCGCCTGGCCCGATCTCCCAGATTAGGATGGGCAATTCAGAGAAGCTGACTAATGACCAGTTTGAGATCACGCTGAATACTGTTCCTGAGTCGCCGTTCCAGGTTGGTATAGTAGGCGACCCAGTTTACGCCCAGGTTGATACGGACGGCTCTCAGCTGTCCTCGGGGATTGCGCCGACAGACACGACAATGCTTGTTGCGACGCCTGTGTCTTCGGATTATCCACTTGCGCTGTGGACAACGAGCGCTTCGGATATGCCCTTTGACATCCTGATGGGCGGCGAGCAAATGACGGTGACGAACATTACTGGGTCGTCAAGCCCGCAGACATTCACGGTAACGCGCGGCGTCAACGGAGTCGTCAGATCCCACAGCGCAGGCGAGGACCTCCGTCTGTTCTCTCCGACCAACATCAGCCTGTAGGAGGCTTCCTTGACTTTCCCCGTTCCGGCTGGCACTCGCATAACGCCTGCCATAATTAATCACAGTTACGAGCTGGCCGACAGTACATCGAGAACCGTCACGGCAGCGACCCTTCAGAACCTGTCGAATCCCTACACGGTTCCTGCCAACGATATGAGCGTCAACTCGGTTTACCGGATTTCGTTCATCTGTAACGGTGCATGGGGATCGACGCCCACGACCCTTTCGCTGCAGATGAACTATGGCGGGAACAATCTCGGAGCCCAGGCTGTGGGGAGTACATTCACCACTGCCTCTACTCAGATCCGACTCGTCATGGTCGGCTATGTCCAGTGTATTACCACCGGCGTGGCGGGCACGGTTCAGGGCTGGTTCCACGGTGACGTATCAATTGCCGGTGCGAACCTTCTGCCGGCAATCGGTGCTAACGCTTCAATGGGATTCTGCGGTGGCGCCACCGGAACGACCGTTGTCGACACGACTGTGCCGCAGTCGCTCGTGGTTCAGGCCAACTGGGCGTCCGCCGCTTTCGCCGCCACCATTACCTGCCACGGAACAACGTATGAGAAGCTAGGATAGGACCAAGAGAAAGGAAGGGCCGAAATGAAGCCTTCGATCGGAAGGATCGTGCACTACGTCAGTTACGGAACGCCCGGTGGCGAGTACGAGAAGGAGTGCCGTGCCGCAGTCGTGACCGATGTCCCGGCCGGAAAGGACCCGACCGAGGATCCCAGTTACGTAGGGCTGGCCGTTCTCAATCCGGCTGGCTTGTTCTTCGACCGGGACGTCCGTCACTCCGAGGACGAGAACCAGGGTGGCACGTGGCACTGGCCGGAAAGGGTGTCGGAATGAAAGCAGCGCGCGTACTTTCTCCCAAGACGAATCCGGCTGGCCTGATGTCGGCCGGGATGGCGATCCTCGCGGCTGTCCTGGCGGTCGTCAATGCGTTCCGCGACCACGGGGTGATCGACACCCAGGTGATCATCGCGGCGGTGGGCGCAGTAGCGGCGCTTGCCACGCGCCAGGTCGTCACCCCGGTCGCGGATCCCAAGGGAAAGAGCGGTACTCCGCTGTACCCTTCGCTTACCAGGAAGGAGCCGTCATGACGGACAAGCACCACCAGCATCCGGATTACGAGGACTGGCTGGCTCGGAAAGGCCGGTTCGCCGATCTCGAGGAGGACACCGAAGACCGGCCGCAGGTGATGCCTGTTCCTGAGCCCCATGTGACGGAGCAGACTCATGTGAATCCGCCCGTCGATCCGGCGGAGGAATCGGATGCCTCTTAACCGGCTGTGGATTCCGTCTCCGTGCTTCTCCTCTCGTGGTGGGGCGAATGTTCGCCTGATCGTTCTCCACACCGCCGAGGGCGCTAGGACAATTGAGGACCTCGGGCACTTCTTCCAGAACGCCAGCAACCAGGTTTCCTCGCATGTCGGGATCGACGACAAGCCTGGGATTATCGGCGAGTACGTCACCCGGGGCAACAAGGCCTGGACAGCCACCAATGCGAATCCGGTCGCCGTGCAGGCGGAGCAATGCGGATTCGCTAGCTGGACCAGGGACCAGTGGCTCGGCGACCACGAGCCTATGCTGCGCAATACAGCGGCATGGATTGCGGAGGAAGCCGCTCGGTTCAGCATTCCGATCGTCGCCCTGACGCCTGGCCAGGCTCAGAGCAGCGGCCGAGGAGTGGCGCAGCACGTCGATCTGGGCTCCTGGGGCGGTGGCCACTTCAACTGTGGCCCCGGATTCCCCATGGACAAGGTTATCAACTGGGCTCGGGGTAACGACCCTGTCCAGGTTCAGCCCGAACCGAAGGAAGTGAGCATGCCGTTCTATCTGGCCGACAGGCCCAACAGCCCGGTGTCCCTGCCGCGCAAGGTCGGCGACGCAACTCGGCGTCTCCGGCTCTACTGCAACGAGGAGGAGGTCAACATCGGAGTTGACTTCGGGGCTGGCGTCACGAATGCGACGCTGACCACCAGCTACGATGATGGTCCGGCTGGCCTCGACATTCCCGACAACGTCAGCGCGCTGGTACTGCGGCGCGGTGCGGAGCCGACCGATGGCTACCCGCTGGTGTCGGTGGAGATCCTCACCTAGCACCGGCCCGTCAGCGCGAGCGCCCCATCGTGTCCGGCCGGTGGGGCGCTCGTCTGTCCGGTGTCGCTGAGCATGTGGCTCAGGCCGGGTAAGCGCTGGCTGAACGGGGGTCCCGTGGGTTAGCTTGTGGGTCGGGCGGTCCGAGCCGTTAGAAGGCCGCTGAGCCACGCCCGGTTTCGCCCGTTACGGGCGGTATTCGCCGTGGTCGTGCGTCAGGTCGGGCCGGAGAGCGTGCAGCCTGCGGTGAAAGTTGCGCCAGCACAGGGTCAGGTAGTCTGACTTGAATGAGATACTGGAAAGGCCGCCAAGGCTATCACGGTGCCGATTGTTCATGTGCTTGTGGAATGCCTCGGCATCCATGCTGTCGGGGTGGACCACAACTGGCTTCTCGGCGATGCTCACAATAGCTCCATTAGTTGTCGGCCAAGATAGAATGTGTAGGCAGGCGGGATTGCCTGGGCTAGCTCGCCTGTATTCATCCAGTCGATACCCATAGCTATGGCTGTTATATCGATCTGTCGTCTACCTCTGATATGGGTTCCGTCGCCGCCACCGTACACCTCTATTATGCCGGCTGCTCTCTCACTACCCGGTCCATTGGCTATCTTCAGATACGGCTTATGGCGTTCCTGCCATTGATGATTGCATCGTATTCCCTTGATGGGCACATTGCTTTCGAATAGTCGATGCCTCTGCACACGCAGCGCGAAAGCAGAGCCGCATAGCTGAACCGGATCGATCAGAGGAGCGCCTACGACATTCTCTATTACATATGGCAGCCCAGTAGCCTCAGCTATCTCTCGAAACGGATCGACAAGATCAGGATGCTGTTCTCTCTTCGCCGTGTACGACCTTGTGTAACGCTGGCATGGTGGGCTACCGGCTATCGCATCGAAGTTCTTTCCGATGTTGGATACTTGCTTATCGGTCAGACTGGTGATGTCCTGCTGGTAGAATTCGAAAGGGTAATTCGGCTGCGGCTCCTTGTCTGCACCGACCACCTCGAATCCGGCCATGTGGTAGCCCATGGACGTTCCGCCAGCCTTGCAGCAGAAGTCTATGAGGCGCTTTCTCACAATAGCTCCTAGTCGGGGTCAATACAGTATAGGCGCTTAACCATTACCGGCGTTCCGAATCCTGCGATACGATTACCGACCGCGATGACGACATCATGGTTGACGGCAATAGACTCGATGACGCGCTTCAGGGCCGGGAACTTGAACCTGTTGATGCGCAGATAGACTTCCTCGTCTGTGGTGTCAAAGCAGCGCAGCGAGCAGTACTCAAGAAGGTCCGGCCGCTTCAGGTCCCTCAGGATATCCTCGGCCTCTTCGCCAGTACGGGAGCGCCGGTTCTCGACAGCGTCCTGCATGTTCCTCTGTCTGACGATTCCGGCGTAAACGACCTCCGGCCCTTCGCCATACTTAGCCTTAGCATTGGCGCCGTAGCTCTGCTCTACCTTGATCTCGGCAATCTCTAGCCCGTTGTGCGTTGGGAACGGTACGCGATCCTGATTCGCCAGCCAGTCAAGCGAGCGGTTCATCCTGTTCTCAGTCAGCTTCAGCTTGAATGGGTCGTAGCCTGTAGCGAATTCCTGCATCTTCTGCACGGTCTTCGGGCCAATGCCGGGTATGACAAGGAGATCTTCCCAGGAACTGAACGTTTCAGCATTGTCGCCCCATCGCAGATAATCAATGCGATCAGCCGTCTTGGGGCCGACACCGGGAATCTGGCTCCATCCAGCCACGAGCCCTAGGCTGGGAACGGCGCGCCAGGACTTTCGGCTAGCGTTCAGTACCGGCGGAACAATGCTGATGTCGTGTGCGATGGCGTCCTTCATGAGCTTGAACTGAGATTCCTCATCGCCCGCCCGAGCGAGGGACGCCGCATAGAACTCAAGTGGGTAATGGGCCTTGAGCCAGGCGCACCAGAGGCCGAGAATGCTGTAGCTGACGGAGTGGGCGTACACAAAAGCATACGTGCCGCTAGTCACGAGGCGCTTCCAGATGCGCTGGGCTAGCTCGGCCTTGATACCGTGCAGCCTTTCCGCACCCTCTACGAAGCTGCCCATGCTCACATTGAAGGCAGCCTCTCCGATCTTCTTCGCGATGATACGGCGGATTTCATTTGCGTTGGTCCAGTCGAATCCTCCGACCTCGCGTACGATCTGGAGAATCTGCTCCTGGTAGATGATCTGGCCCTTGGTGTGCGCCGTCAGTTTGTCGATGATGGGATGATACCGTTCGGCCTTTCGCTTTCCGTGCTTGACTTCGGAGTACTCTGCCGTCGTACCGGAAAACAGAGGTCCAGGCCTAGATAGCGCATTGATGTCGATGACTTCCGCAAAAGAATCCGGACGAACATCGCGGTTGACAAGTCGCGTCGCACGACCCTCAAACTGAAAGATTCCGGTGACATCTCCAGATCGAAATATCTCGAGTGCCTCTGCATCGTCATCGGGAATCGCATACAGGTCCTCCAGGGTAAGGCCGGTCATTGCCAGACATGAAGATATTATGCCCATTGTAGTAAGGCCAAGGCAGTCCATCTTCAGCGCGCCAGCGTACTCAACGTCGTACTTGTCAATGGACAGAACCTGCCGGCCATCACGCTCGTACACCGCGCACACATCCGTCAGCGGGCTGTTCGCGACGATCATGCCGGCCGCATGAATGCTCATGCCCCGGACATTGCCCTCAAGCTCAGTAGCCTTCCACAGATCCGGGAATTGCTGGAACACTGCGGCCGCCGAAGGAAACATGTCCACGGTGTCCGCGAGGCTGGAGTCAAAACGGCTGTCGCCGCCGGAGCGCTCAATGATGAGATTGCTTACCGTTTCTTTTGCTCCGATGGGGACGTTATACACACGCGCAATATCCTGGAGACTGTTCTTGGCCCGATACCGTATGAAGTTTGCAACGCTACCGACACAGTCAGATCCGTACTTGCTCGCCATGTACTCAAAGACCTCGTGCCGGCGATCATCCGCGAAGTCCAGGTCGATGTCGGGCGGGTCGGATCGGGTGACGTCAATGAACCTCTCAAACAGCAGGTGTGGGTAGCGTATCGGGTCAACCTCGGTTATGCGGAGGAGCCAGCTAACCACGGACGCTGCCACTGAGCCACGGCCCGGCCCAACAGGGATCCCGTTATCTTTCGCCCAGCGCACCATGTCGCTCGTGGCCAGAAAGAAGTCCGGGTAGTCCTTGTCTACGATCAGGCCCATCTCGTACTTGACGCGCTCGCCATACCATTCCTGATCCTTCTTAGGCCGCTCGCTGATTCTACGGAAGCTCCATCCGAACCGCAGCCATTGCCACATCAGCTCTTCAGAGGTCATCTCCATGGCGCCAGGTCTTCCTCTGTGGCCGGGTAGCGTAGGCGCTCTGCCTTGGGTAGCGTCACGTTCAGTGTGTCGGATATGGCGGCTGAGTTGATGATGGCATCTATTGAATCCTGACGATTCAGGCCGGTCTGGCGGAGCCTGTCGTATAGCTCGTTGTCCGAGTCAGGGAGGGTCATCGGGACCTCGTAGTTCCATTCGCGCATTGCGTCATCAACGGAAGCCTTTCCGCGATGGACAGCGTGTAGCACAGCCTGCATCTCGTGATCTTCGTACTTTGGATAATGGACGTCGTGAGTGACGACCAGAGGAACGCCGGTCTGCTTACTCAGCCAGGCATAGCTACCGTTGATAGCTTCCGAGTGATCTAGCTCTGGGAACGGCTGGATCTCGAGGAAGTACCTGTCGCCGAACGTCCTCTTGAAGCTCTCGATGACGCGACGGGCCGAGATGAGGTTGACTCCTCCCGGGTCAGGAATCCCTTTTCCTCCAGTGAGCGTGCAAGCGAGGAGAGATCCTGAACAACCCGAGAGAACCACGAGACCAGCGCTGTTATCATGGAGGCTAGCTCCGGAGACAGTCGGATGGTAATGGAAATCTCGGTAGGATTGGGTGACGATTCGGTTGAGGTTTCGGTATCCTTCATTGTTCGCCGCCAGGATCGTAAGGTGGAATTTGAATTGCTGCTTGTCCTCGCCCACAGCACCGCAGTAAGCCTCGACACCGAAGATGGGCTTTATACCGGTCTTGAGCGCGGCTTTCTCAGCCTGGAAGTGACTGGAGATATTGCCGTGCTCGGTAAAGGCAATAGCGGAATACCCAAGCTCGGCCGCACGGGCAACGTGCTGGTTCGGCATTCCGAATCCGTCGCCGAATGAGAAGGACGTGTGGTGGTGCAGGTTAACGAACTTCATTCTTCCTCACCACCCAGCATCTCCTTCAGGAACTTGGTATGCGCGATAAACATAGCTAGCCCGTGCTCCCGGTGACAGTGCGGTATCCCGAACGAATTCCTGCATTGGTCACAGAGAAGGTCGTTACCGGATATCAGGCCATCACACGGGACACACGGGACGCCGCACGTATTTGTGCAGGTGCAGTCAGTCAGTGGCGCCGGTCTCGTCCTCTTCGGGCTCTGGCTGCTCGACACTTGACTTCCTGCCGCTCTGAGGTGACCAGGGAAGGAGCAGGCGATCGCCCCTTCTGCGCGGAACGATGTGCACGTGTACGTGCATGATAGATTGCGTTGCATGCCTGCCGGCGTTGGTGATCAGATTGGCCTGCTGAATACCATTGACTCTCGCCAGGCTGGATGCGTAAGCGAACAGCTGCCCAGTCGTGGCCGGAGACGAGAGTGCCGATTCCACATGCGCGAACGGGATGACGATCAGGTGTCCTTCCGTCACCGGGTTGACCGGCTCGAATGCACACATATTGCTCATCGTGTGGAGCCAATCCTGCATCCGCACTCGTTCGCAGAATACACAGTTCCTTGGCGTTGTCACAGTTCGTCTCCTGGGTTTCCCGGCTCGCCCCATTCGCCCCATCGGCTATCTGGGTCGGACCTCATGATGAATCCGATGTAGTTGATCAGATCGAATCCGCTGTCATCGTGCCGTTGGCCGTGCTTCCAGGTACGCTCCCAGAATCGCTCCCACTTCTTCTTGGCGTCAGTGAGCACCCCGAGAATGCCGGACTGCCGCCATGTTCCGCCATGCGGATTCCAGGGTCGGGTACACATGATCCGGAGGCACGGCAGGAACGCTTCGGTAAGCTGTGCAATGGCGTCCGGGGTGGGAGTAAGCCCGCAGGCCTTCAGGAACATATGAGCGGCTTCCTGCCGCGAAAGGCTCTCGGCAAGATCAACATGCGCGTCGCTCCCGGCACGCCGGGTAACAAGCGGCGTGTCCTCTGTTCCGAAAAGACGGATCTTCGGGTCTTCTTCGGAATAGATGCTTCCGCTCTCGGGTGGCATCAGCATACCTCAATCATGAATCGGATGGCCATTGTGGCTGTCTGCTTGGCCTCTAGATACATTGCCGTCTTGTCCTGGTTGCGCTTCTTGACTTCGTCCCATAGCTCGTCAAGCTCTTCGAGGATCACAGCGTACCCCTCGTGGCCGCTATGCATCGGTCCGTGTTCGGCGATGGCGGTGTCTAGCTCGTCCTCTATGTCCTTTATGACCTTGCCGTAGTCAGCCATTACCGCTGTGCTCCCGGGGCCAGGCGAGCGGCGCCTTCGCGTACTGGCTCGCGTGGGTCGATGTCGATCCAGACCTCTGGGCCTTCGCCCTTGGCGTGGTGGGCTTCCACCCGCTCGCGAATTACGCAGTGACGATCGGTCTCGGCGCGGAACTCACAACGGCCGGTCTGGTAGCACACCGGCTTGAACAGCCTGCCGATGGCCTCCTGCTGCCACCGATCCTCTTGGGGTCCGTACTGCCATATGGCGTTGATCATCTCGGCCCAGACCATCTTCCACTCGGCCTGGGCCTGGGAACACAGCCGCATCCCGGCGTGGGTCGCGAGGTTGCGCAGGTTGGTCTTGTAGTGGACGCGCGTTGTGATGTTGGTCGGTAGCAGTCCCCTAGCGTCCTCTGCAGGTACGCCAGCCTCGATCAGCGCCGTGTATATGTCCGCCGAGTGCGTCACTGCACCGTCCCATAGGACACGACGCGGGTCGTCGTCCTTCAGGTCGGCGATGCTCGGCGGATAGGCCACCTCCCACCGGGCGCCGGTCTTCACCGCGAAGCGCTGACTCTCCTGTACGAACACGGCCGTGCGTTGCCGAACTAGCTGGTGCGTGAAGGCGCGCGTCACGCCATCGAACAGGAAGTGCAGGTCGATGAACTCAAGCGGCGCCTGAAGGGCAGTCTTGGTCATGTCGGCCAGCCATCGTTCGGCCGTTTCGCGACTGACCATCTCAGGATCGGTAACAACGCGACCAGCATATAGCTCACTGGCGGCTGCCATCACCCGCAGAGGATTCGGGGTCATGCTGATCAGATACGCCTGCGGACGAACATCCTGCCCTACCGCAGCTAGGGGATTGAGCTCGGCGTCGTACATCGCCACGTCTGCATAACGCGCGACTTCATTGCCTGGGGTTTCCATTCGGTTTCTCGCTTTCCCTATTCGCTTACCTTACCGGTCGTAAGGATGCTTTTGACTGCATTGTACGTGTCCCAGTATGCAGTGTCTACCCAGGTCTCGTTTCGCCACGCTCCGAAACGGCCGGTGCGGAGGACCCTTGGGTAGCAGTCGCATGTGCTGCTGATGGGCTTCCATATCTTGCGCGCACCATCGATCTCTGTTCCTGGTAGCCATTCGGTGACCTCGTTCCCAAAGATCCGCGAGCTACGGACCCATTTGAATTCGTCGCCCGCATTGAAGATGATGGTGTCTTCTTCCTGGTCCGGATAGGAAGCTCTCGGCGTTACCAGGACCTCAGCCGATATGAATTCATGGCCTCCGTATTCTGGAGGATACGGATGCCTGTCGCACATGTTACGCGCATTCGCGGTACTCACCACGAGGTCCGCATAGTTTGGAAGCAGGTTCATCTCGTCCGGCCGGATCAGGCAATCATGGATCAGGCCGCTGTACCGGCGCCATAGCTCATCGTAGGTCACCTGGTGGTTCCAGGCGTGATAGAACGGCTGCAGGATATCGCCGTTGATTCCTATGTTGATGTCGTTATACAGCTTGTACCGATAGTCCAGGATGGACCCGCCGATAACAATCTGACGGACCGTGCCGAACGGGTGGTCCGTGTTGATGCCCGGAATCGGGCGCTGGATCAGCAGCGGACCCTTCTGGGGCGTCTTGCTCTTGGGCGCGAACACCTCCACTCTGCACCCAAGCCCTACCGCAGCATGAGCGGCAGCCAGCCCGGCTGGCCCGCATCCGATGACTACAATGCTCAGTTGTCTGCCAAGAATGATGCTCATATCACAGCCTCGGCTTCTCCGGAAATTCTGACGATCCATACTTCCCCGGGAAACATAAGGAACTTAGTCCACTTAACCTTTGGCTCCTCGGTCCAGCGAACATTACGATCCCCAACATTGTCGATGAGGACCCTTACATATACGTCCCTGGCTACTTCGTCGTCGTATAGAGCCTTATCAACCTTGGCCGTGATAGTGAACTCTGCCATGTCAATTCCTTCCATCAGTGCCCTGCCCGAATGTGACCCGGCGGGTCTGCGGCTGATCCCGCGAGAAGACTGATCGCCGCCATTCGGGCAGGACGCTCAGGTGCCCCGTCTTACAGGCTATCCGGGGCCACGATAGTCACGGGCGTCGCTGGCCTGGCCATCCGTGCGTTACTGCCCTACTGTAATTCCTAGAACGGCGGCTCGTTGTCAGTGTCGGCTGCCTTGCCGCTCCGACCGCGCCCACGTGCCGGCTTGGTCGTTGATGTGGCCGCCTTGGCAGCGGGCTGGCGACGGCTACGGGTCGCAGGCGCGGCGGTGGTCGCTGCCGGCTTGGCAGCCCTACGGCCACCTGAGCCACGCGCTGGCTTGGTTGTCTCCTCCTCGGGCGTGTCCGCCTCGTCCTCGGGCTCGTCAGCGACGTCCTCGTCGTCCTCGTCCTCCTCCGGCTCCTCGTACTCCAGCCACTTGCCGACGCGGGCTGTCCACTCGTCAAGGTACTTCTCGCGGGCAGTCAGGATGCGGCACCAGGCCTCATCGCCACCCGGCGACCACTTGCCGATCTTCTCGATTGGGTCACCGTTGGACTCCTCTTCGGAGGAGATGGTGGTGTTCTTCTTGACCATGGCGATGGTCAGGCCCATCACGTCCAGGAACGGCTTCCACCGGAACTTGGAACCGGCGGTCAGTGCGGCGTTCTCCCAGATCGGGCAGCCGTTGTACTTGGCCTTGTCGCCGACGTTGTCGTCAGCCACGAACAGGATCTTGAGCATCGGGTCGTCGTTCTTGGTGTAGGTCCACCACACCTTCTTGACCAGCCCGACCAGGATGGTTCCCTTGGGCGGCAGCGGGCCATCGTACGGCTCGAAGTCACCGCCATCCTCGCTGTACTCAGCTTCCTCAAGTTCGTCGATGTCGAGTTCGTCGTCTTCCACTTTGAGCTTCGGAATTGGACTCGCCTTCCTTCCGCGTTGGAGCCTGAATTTTCTCGGCTCGGGTTTATGCGGACGCATTACGCGACCGAGTCTGTGACCATTTCTATGAACTCGCCCATAGCGCCATATTCGCCGTCGGCAACGTCCTGGTACTTACCCAGTACATTATAGCGGTCTTTCGGAGCGACGAATGGAGGGTATGGCTGGAACAGCGCACGCCGAATCGGCTGTCCGTCTGGTGTCTTATCCGTGATCCCGTAGTAGCACGAGATATCCATCTGTGCCCGGATGTAATTGCATATCTCGTAGTCCTTGCCGGTGATGGCCGGCAGAACGATCGTCTCGCCATCCTGGTCCTCGCGGTACATCTCCGTGAAGATCCAGATCGAGTTATAACGGGCGTCGATAATGGAATCGACAAAGCGCTTGAAGTAGTTCTGCCACTTCTGGTGATCCTGGATCGCCGGGATGTCGAGGTCGCGACTTGGATTGCCGGCGTTGATCTCCTGCAGGATCCATCGCAGCATCAGAACCTGCATCTTGGTGCCGCTATCCCAGATGGTCCAGTCCTCTGGCCCGAGCTCAGCGTCGCACTTCTTCTTGGCCGCGACGACATGCTTCCATGTTGGCGTGCGTATCAGCTTGGCCTTGCTGCCGGTGCGCTTGGCAGCCACGACGCCTTTCTCGGTGCTGATGAATGTAGCGTTGGGCGCTCCGCCGGCCAGCGATGTCTTGCCATGGCCGGACGGCCCGTAGATGGCCCAGTTAATGGACTCGTTGAAGTCGGCCAGGTCCTCGATCTCGACTGTGACCTCGGGCACCTCAAGAGCGGACGGAGCTTCCCTGTTCTGCTTAGCGGTACGAGGACGCCGTGTTCCTCGTTTAGCTGCTGGTGGCGGCATCTGTTCTGATCCTCCTTTCCTGGATCTTTTCTGTTCGGTCCAGGAAATCGCCCACATTGTCGAAGTGCTCGATGATCGGGAGGGCGCAGAACACATTCAGCAATGGCCCCACTACCACGACCTTCTTCTTCAAGCCTATACCTATGCCCAGCTCGACGTGCAGGCCACCCGTAGTGCTGGGCGTATCGGTGAATACCGCAACCCATTCGGCAGTACGGATTCCGCGCATATCGGTGAGTGCGCCGTTCTGGGCCCTCGCCGTGTCGCCGGAGATGTCCTCCGGAATCATTCCGTCACCCTCGGTGTCGAGCCAGTCCGAGGTAACAGTGTGTCCCTGATCCATCAGGGCATTCCGAACGACACGCATGTAATGCTTATCGGCAAAGCTCGCCGCTATGTATATCTTCACAGATCCCTCCTCAATGGAATGTGATGATGATTACGGATATCACGGCTACGAGCATTATGGCAACGGCGAATCCGAATACGAATGAAATGCCCAGGCTGGGCATACAGGCATTACACACCTGCCCATCCGGGAACTGGTTGCCGCAGCTGTTGCACAGGTCCCGGTCATTCACCATGACGCACTCTTCCTTCGGTCCTCGTACGGGTCTTGTACGACGTACTCGGAGCGCATGATCTCGCGCCAGTCATCTCCGCCGCGTTCGTGAAGCGTACACATGGTGAAGAACTCGCAGAATGTGCAATCCTTCATAGTGCTCTTGGTCAGCGGAACAAGCCCGTCACGGACGGCATTCATCAGGACGATTTCGTCCGCCATCCGTTCCATCTGCCGCTTGCTTTCGCCCGGGCTACGTTCGATTATCTCGCGGACGAACCGGGGCACACCCTGGCGCTTAGAGATCGAGCCGTCCTGATTCAGCCGCAATCCTTCCGCGTTGACTGGCCGGTCATCCGGCATGCTCTTACGGAGGAAATTGTAAACGATGCCGGCAATGTGCTCCTTTGGCCCCAGGATTCCCTTGGCTCGGAGGATGGCCGTGGCCACGGCCCAGTAGGAGCCTGCCTGGTCGTCAAGCTCCAGGTAAGCCGTACTGATCTGGCCGGCCGTCTTGTGCTCTAGGAGGTACACCTCGCCATCGCTAGCGTCACGCTCAACACCGTCAAAGGTGGAGGCGAATACAGCCACGAGCTTTCCGTGGTGCGTAACGTTGACGCGGAACGATTGCTCGATGGCAAGGATCTCCCACTGCTTGTCCTTGCCATATTCTTCTACATAGCCTTCCAGCATCGCCGTACCCAGCTCAACGGCGTCAACATACTTGGGCTCGTCGTACCATTCGCTCTCGCCATGGGGCTGGCTAGCACGTAGCCAGCGTTCCTCATCCTTGGCCCATTCAGCGAATGTCTTTGCAGGGTGCGGGCCGCGCTTGAATCCCTTCTGGTACCACTCGGCCAGGGCTATGTGGACGCCGATTCCGAACCAGAGTGCATCCGGGGATTCGCCCTTGGGCACTAGGCCCATGCGATAACGCCACCACCACTTCTGGGGGCAACGACGGAAGCAGGAGCGTTCACTCGTGTGAAGCTCGACTAGCTCCGCCATCACTCGTTCACGGTGATCTGGAATGTGCTACCGGGATCGAAACCGAGGTGGCCATGCGTCTCGACGGAGAAAACGGTGTAACCGTTGCCGTCGTCTTCTTGCTCTACCTCAACGTCTGCACCTTTGAGCTCGAGCCAATCAGCGAATTCCTGTGCCTTGCTCATTGCGTAACCCCATTCGCCTGGGAAGGTGACTCCGGCCCGGAGCTAGACGTGCCCAGGGTCAACTGGGTAGCTCCGGGCCGGAGGGTCCTAGAACGGCGCCTCGCCGCTCGTCGCTGCGGCCGCAGTGGCTCGCCGGCCACGCCGAGGTGCCGCAGGCGTGGTCGCGGCGGCCTTGGCGGCACCCTTGGTGGGACCGGCCTTCGCGGCGCCAGCCTTGGCAGCCTGACGGCCACGCGCGGGCTTGGCCGGCGCCTCTTCGGTCTCGTCGACCTCGTCGGCTCCGTTCTCCTCGGCACGGGCTGCGCGCCGCTCCGCCTTGCGCTCCTTGTTGAAGTCGGACCGCTGGAACTCCATGCGCAGGGTCCCGCCGAGCCGCACGCCGGTGCGGAACTCGTCCTCATGCTGCGAGGACTTGAACTCCAGGCCGACCTCTTCGATCAGCCAGTCGGCGAAGTCCTGCATCGTGGGGGTGGGGTCCTTCTCGGCGTAGATCGTGTAGTCCTTCACGCCATCCTCGGTCTCGTCGACCTCGGGCTCCGCGACGGCCGCACCTCGCTTGGGCATTGGCTTGCTCCTCTTGCTCGGAATGGGGGTCTTTCCCTTATTGCCTCTGACCGAACTATACCGTGCATCACTGCTTTGCGCTACATGAGCCAGGCGATTTCGCGTGCCCGAATTAACCTTTCGCACGTCCATTTCGAATTCGCTGCCGGCGATCCTCTTAACGGAGACAACGCCGCCTTCTATCGGCTCGCGACTTTCGCCGTGCTGATCTGCTATCTCGAGAACGCGATATGCCCGCGAGACGGAGAATCCCAGTTCCTGTAGACGATTGACTACGATGAACGGCTTCACGCGACTGCCTCCTTGAATGCGGTTAGCGCCTGGGGCTTGCTGGAAAGGAGCAGCTTGCGCTGCTCGGCGGTCAGGCCTGCGATCCATGACTCGAGCGTGTTCTCGCTCCTCAGGTGGAACACGGTCAGCTGGCTGGTCTTGGCCAGGTTCAGGATGCGGTTCTCAGCCTGCTGTACGACGTCGTCGGTCCAGGGGTCGTCTAGGAACACCATCTCGTCAGCAGCACTCAGGTCAATCGCCTCGCCACCCGCGAACATGTTGATGACGGCGATCCGGGTCGGGCCGGTTGCGAACTCGTTCTGAGCGTGCTCGCGCTGAGCGTCGCTGCTCTCTCCGGTGATGACGACGACCGCGTGGCCCTTGGCCCGAAGCTCATTCACGAACATGTTCGCCAGCTGGGTGAACTGGGTGGCGATGACGACCTTGCCCGGCACGCTCTCGCGTTCGGACAGGAAGTCCAGCAGCCAGTCCCACTTGTTGCTCGGGAGCGCCGGCACGTAAGACCCGGACGGGCTGAACCGGCCGTAGGAACATGCCAGCTGCTTCAGGCGTGTCAGCTCAGCCAGAACCCCAGTAGCGCTCAGGGTCCCGTTCTCCACCGATGCAGTGGCCATCCTAGCCATGCCCCGGTATGCCTTGTTCTGCTTCTCGTCCATCGGCAGCTCGACGTTCACGTACTCAATGGGCCTCAGCTCAGGCGCCACATCGGCCAGGCTGCGGGCCAGGTAGTACGGGCGCAGCGCGTCGGTGAAGGCGGTCTCGTCCTTGGGCTTGTTCCCTACGACCTTGCCGTAGCCGTCGTGGCTCACGTGGAAGTGGGTCTCGGCGAAGCGCCAGAAGCTACCGAACACATCCGGCCGCAGCCAGTTCAGGACGCCCCAGGCCTTGTTCAGGTTCGCCCGGAACGGTGTGCCCGACATCGCCAGCTTCAGCGTGTCCGGGTGGGTAGGCAGGCGGACGGCGCCCATACGGATCTGGCTGATCGCGGCTGACTGCTTGTTCTTGGTGCTGGCCAGCGCGTGATGGCACTCGTCCAGGATGATGGCGTGCCACTTGCCCTCGAACAGCTGGGGCCACTCCGGGTTGTAAACGTTCTTGTGGTCGTGCATTTCGTCGCAGCCACCCTTGCGACCGGGAGCGCACCGGTTCTCGGTGCCGTCGGGGCAGGCGTAGCTACGGACGACCCGGATCATCTCCTTGTTGATGATGAGAGCCTTGGGGCCGGTGGTCGGCATGTCATTGAAGTTGGCGATGGCCTGCTCACGCTCAGCGTGGCTACCCTGAGCCACGAACGGCATGATGCCGGTCAGCTCGTTGATCTTGCGCATCCACACGGTCCGGGTGGCGGTCCGGGGGCAGGCGATCAGGATCCGCTTGGCGCCGGTCTCGACGGCAGCCGCGAGAGCCTGGTACGTCTTGCCCAGTCGGGGAGCGTCGCCCAGGCAGACCTGCCGGCCACGAACGACGAACGCGGTGCCGGTGATCTGGAAGGGCCGGTTCTGCAGCGCTTCCCACAGCATGGGCGCCATCTCACGGACACGGGGCAGGTCGGACACCGACCCGGCTCGCAGCTGCTCCAGCTCGCCACGCCGGTCACGCTCGGCACGGTACCAGTCGGCCAGGGCTGTGGTCACCTGCAGCCGGTCGCCGAACACGGCACGCAGCCCCTGGCAGGTCTCCGGGGTCAGCGGCAGGGACCAGTGCCTGAACTTCCGGCCGTCGTAGATGGGCCGGGCGCCCATGACGCTCTTGACCAGCGCGACGTCAGCCGTCGTGTACGGGAACCGGACCAGAATCCGGTTGCCCTCGGTAGTGGCCTGCACCTTGTTCATTCCTGGTTCTCTCCTCGCCTGGGACGCCGTGCAAGCACGAGCCTACTCCACTTCTGTACGGCGCGCTACTCGGGTGGCTTCTGCCGGTCGGTGATCTTGACCACCCTTCGGCCGGTGTACCGCTCGCGGCTGAACCTGACGATGCAGGCGCACCAGTGCGGCAGGAACTCACCGCAGATATCGCATATGTGCGCCGGCACCGGGATCATCTCAGGCAGCCTTGCTGCGGCAGTCAGGGCCGATGCTCAGCGAGCGGCTGAGCTCGTCCGTAAGGTGGCGGTTACACCGACGGCAGCGGCCTAGCTCCTGGCCGTACAGGAAGCCTGCAGCGTCCGGCCCGGCAGCCGCTATGGCCACCAGTGCGTCCTTGGCGGTCTTGCCGCGCACCGGGCTGTCGGCCTTGCCGCCGATGATCCGGTGGACGAAGGTACGACCGGCCCACCGGCCCTCGGTCGGGCGGTCGACGCGGAAGAAGTCCAGGTCGTTGTTGCCGGTCAGGCTGGTCACCGCGTAGTGACCGGCCGGGACGTCCGGGATGCCCGAAGCCGGGGTGGTGTTGTCGTAAGCCTTGCGGATCGTCATAGCCGGGAGGATCGGGTGGGTGGTCGGGGTGTTGAGGTGATCGCTGATCGCGGCGCTGGCGTCCTTCTTGCTGAGCTTGACGTCGGCCGGCAGGGCACCGAGGCCGCGCTCGACGCGCAGCTTGTTCAGGAAGTCGAGCTGCTTCGTGGTGATGCCGTCGCTCGCCGTTGCGGCGTGCTGGACGCCGGAGCAGTTCCGGACCTCGGCAACGGTCTCGTGCTGGTTCTTGCAGTGTCCGCAGCGGATCATCGTGGTCTCTCCTCGTCTGGGTTCGTCGTACGGGTACAGCGTACCCTACGGGCCTGCAATTGGCTACTCCTCCCACCACTCGCGCTCTGGGTCCTCTGAATCCTGCAGATTGGCGGTGCTCTTCCGCGCGCTCGCGCGCGAGGGGTCAGCAAGCACGCCGAGTGCTTCCTGCGCCTTGAGTATGGCGTCCTCAGCTTCGGTTGTGTCCAGCTTGATCGGCGGCAGGATCGGATCGTAGCTCACCGTGAAGTGGAGGCAGCCCGAGCAGTTCATCCGGGCGCATGGCCGGGCCTGCTCGTGCTTGGCGTCGCAGTGCTGACAGTGATGCATCACTTCTCCCCAAGGACGGTCTGTCGGAACAGCAGGGTCTTCTCTGCAGCCTGCTGGGTTGCCTTGATCCAGTCGGCTCGGCTAGGATCACCGAACGGCTTGAT